CCCAACGGTTGGCAAGACTCTGAAATAATCAACAAAAACAATCGGATAAATAAATTATGAAAATCAAAACTGAATTATTGGGCGTCTTTTATAAAGACGGAAACAACTGGCGTGGTCCTATTGATGGCGACTTGTTCACAATCGAAGAAATAGGTGGTGCTGATGTAGTCAACTTATTTTTACAGGAATATGCCAAGCGAAGAAAGAAACAGGTAAAACTGTTTAGACAAGTTTGGAAATCAGAATGAAGTTTCCGACCAAAACTTTTACAATTGCCTGCACTATGAATGAACGGTGGATTCCCCATTTTTTGGGGAGTCTCCGTCAAATGCAGGTTCTTGGTGAACAAGGGTCTTCAAGAGAGGTTGCCATCTACGCCGATGGTGATGGTGATTTTCGCCCAAAATTTGAGTGGAATTCCGATATGCCTATTCCAGCAGCACCAGCAAGAAGGAATAATGTAGGTGACGTTATTTATGACGCTGGATAGGATATATGGCAGATGGAAAAGTATTCAATTTTAATGACCAAAAAAGAATAGGCGATGTTGGAGAATCTGATTTTGTTAAAGTTTACAAAGACTTAGACCCCAAGAAAAGTAATACCGATTTTCGTATTGATTTTACTTTGAACAATGGATTGACGGTCGAACTGAAAACAGATAGTTACGACATGGAAAAGACACCAAACTTTTTCATGGAACAACTAACGATTTCAGGTAAAAATAGTAATCTGGGAGGGCCGTGGCGTTCAAAGGAACATGAGGTTGATTACTTCGTTTATTATTTTTTGAAGAACAGAGTTTTCTTTTGGTTTAAACCACTTTCTCTTTGTGAATTTCTTGACAAGTTCGTAGAAGAGTATAGAATAAAACCAATCTCTATACCAAACAGAGATAACAGAGGCGGATACTACGAAGCGGTTGGATTCAAAATTCCAAGAGAAAGTGTAAAACAATTGCTTCTTAGAGAAGATAAAACATGAAGTTTGATTTCATAGTAAAGGAGATTGATAAATACAGAGCTGCTGCGTTGGTTCATGAACATCATTATTCAAAGGTGATGCCACGACTGACAAAACATTATCTTGGTATTTACATCAATGAAGCTTCTATTGATAAACGATTAGTTGGAGTGTTGACATTAGGATGGGGAACACAACCACTCGCGACTATTCGTAAACTGTTTCCAGCACTGACTACAAAAGATTATTATGAAATTGGTAAGATGTGCATGTTGCCTGAAATGCCAAGAAATTCTGAATCACAAATGTTGGCCGCAGTAATTGCTTGGATAAAAAAGAATCTACCTGAACGACTGTTCTTGTACACTTGGGCAGATGGTATTGTCGGTAAAGTTGGATATGTTTATCAATCAGCAAATTTCCTTTATGGTGGTTTTATTTGGACGGACATTTACATCGGTCCTGATGGTGAGAAAATTCACCCAAGAACTTCACACAAGCTTTGCATGGAGAATGCTAAGTTTGTGGGTAAAGAAAAGATTTTCTGGTTGACAAGAGATTTTCTAAAACTGAAAGGTATCAGTAGAGTAAGAGGAAAACAATTTAGATATATCATGCCATTATCTAAGAAATCTAGGAAAATGCTTGACAAATCTACCGTTAAGTGGATAATAGACTATCCAAAAGAATGTGATTTGGAGTGGAAGAAACAAACAGATGATGGATATGAACTGGTTAAAGAAATGCCTAAAATTGACTTGGGTAAAGTCACCGTCAACCGAAAGAATGTTGATTCCTATAAGAGAACAGAAAATGAATTTTTTGGATAATACTATGCCAACAGGTGACCCAATTTGTCCGGTTTGTAAGAACTACACCCAAATGTGTTCTTGTAGTGATGTTTCAACGTCGGTAGTCTATACTATGACTCCGCCTGTAAGTCTAGGATTGATTACTTCTTATAAATCCATCTTTGATACTCCCGCGGATGCTTATGTCAACACGGTGAATTGTGTAGGCGTAATGGGCGCAGGAATTGCTTTAGAGTTTAAGAAACGTTATCCCAAGATGTTTGAACACTATAAAGAACAGTGTGCCAAACACGCCCTTCGTCCCGGCGACTGTTATAGTTACTTCGATGAAGAACATCACGTTTGGATTCTTGGATTGGCAGTAAAGGATGATTGGCGCCATTGGTCAACCCTTGAATGGATTGAGTCTTCCATCAAATCCTTAAAACTTGTCATCTTGGAGAACGATATCAAGTCTGTAAACATGCCACTACCCGGTGGAAAGAATGGTCGTCGTGGCCCTTATGGTAAGGTAGTAGGCTTTACTGCTCCACCAGAACGTGAAGAAATTAAAACTCTCATTACAACAGAACTATCACGATTTTCTGAAAAGTTTGGTGTGGACATTAATTTGTGCTTGCCTGATGAAGCACCCAAGAAACCCGAATTCACATTAGACACCTTCCTATGAGAGAAATAAAATTCAGAATTTGTTACACCGCCCAGAATGGTGAAAAAAGTTTCATCTATGAAGATGAACGGTATCTCATTACACTGAATGGTCAAATTTTAGAAAATTATGGCACAAAGGAAAAACCTTTGTGGGAAGTTCCTTTTGATGGTGAGGCCAGACTTGAACAATACACCGATGTAAAAGACAAGAATGGCAAAGAGATTTACGAAGGTGACAAGCTTCAATACGGAAAATTTTATGGTGTTGCTGGTTTCTTTGCTGGTAACTTTGTTTGTGATTGGGGTGACCAGACAGAAGAACCACTCTCATACATGAGAACGGCTGAACTGGAAATTATTGGTAACACTTTTGGAGTATAAAAAATAGACAAACAAACAACACTATGATATAGTGTCCGAACAATTAACAAAAATATAAAATTATGGAAAAGAAACACATCGAAACATTCATCAAGAAGTATAATTTAGGAGGCGCCATCGAAGGCGTAATGTGGCAAAATGACAATAGCAATCTATCGGTTGCCGCAATGACTTCTGATAGAAAGTTGTTTGCTGCTGTTCAATTTGAAAAGGGTGCCGGTTGGTTTAGTGGTGCTGAAATTGGTGTTCAAGATACCACCAAGTTTAAGAAGATGTTAAATCCTCTATCTGACAACATTTCTCTATCATTGGATGTTGATGAGAATGACGCAACTAGAGTTCGTCAAATCATTGCTGAGGATGGCAAGATTACCATGAACTTCAACGTCGCGGGTAAGGATGTTATTGACCCTGTGCCTAAGATGAAGACCATCCCGACATTTGAAGTGGAAGTTACACTCAATCCTGAGTTTGTAGAAACCTTCACCAAATCATTTTCCGCCGTCGCAGACGACCAAGCATTGTTTACACTTATCATGAGTAAGAAGAAACACAAGCTTGAGTTGGTGTTGGGATACAAACAAAATCTTTCAGACCGTATCGCAATCGAACTTTCGGCCACAACCGGTAAGGATGCTGTAAAGAATCCTATCAGTTTCAACGCCAAGCATCTTAAGGAAATCCTCTCCGCTAACAGTGAAGTGTTGAATCCAGTCTTGAGTGTATCAGAAGCAGGATTAGCAAGTATCAACTTTGATGACAATGGATTCAAGAGTCAATATTACTTGGTAAAGATTGACGTTGAAGATTAATTTCTCCGCAGCATAACAACAAACAAAAAGGCAAACACATGAGTAATACAAATACACATAAGGTATATGGCCTCTTTTACAAGAGTCATGGAACTTGGACTCCTTATAGTAACCGTCAGACGTTGAGTTTGACCGGTGCTAGACAGGTCAAGCGTCAGGTTCGCAAGGCGTATAAGAGCAGTGTCATTATCCGCAGAGTCAAGTTCGTATAATAAAAACATATGGACTTTGTGATTGAAGAGAATAGAGTTCCCAAGAAAGACCACTCCTTGTGGGTCGAGAGGTATAGGCCCGCCACAATGGAGTTGTATATTGGGAATGAGACTGTGAAAGAGACTTTTGCGCAATTCATTAAGAAGGGCGATATCCCACACATTCTCCTATTCGGACCCGCTGGGACAGGAAAAACTTCATTGGCAAAACTATTGACGAAGAATGTCAACTGTGATGTAATGTATATTAACGCATCGGATGAAAGTCGTGTTGATGATGTTAGAATAAAGATGAAGAACTATGCCTGCTCAGCGGGCTTCAAACCACTAAAGATAATCATTCTTGATGAGGCAGATAGATTGTCTCCTGAGGCACAAGGTGCCTTAAGAAATATGATGGAGACATATTCGGCTCATACAAGATTCATTCTTACGTGTAATTATGTTGAGAAGGTGATTCCAGCAATCGCATCGAGGATGCAATCGTTTGAAATCAAGCCCGTATCAAAGAAAGACGTGGCAATTCGATTGGTAGAGATTCTACAGACCGAAAACGTATCATTTACTCAAGAGGATATTGTGTTCATTATCAACACTTACTATCCTGATATCAGAAAGGTGATTAATTACGCCCAACAGTCTGCCATTGAAACGGTGGATGTTGAAGGTAATGTTTCACTCAAGATAAAGATTTCTAAACAAAATGCTATTGAGATAGATTTGTTAAGTAGATTGGTGGATTTATTGAAAACTCCGAACAAAGCTGGAGTATTTGATGAAATTCGGCAAATCACCACAGAATTTGATGTTTCATCTTTAGAAACCGTGGTATATCATCTATTTTCTACGGTGGATGAATACGCAAAAGGAAAAGAAGCGTTAATTATATTTGAATTAGGTGAACTTAACTGGCAAATGCAGTTAGTTATACCCAAGGTCAGAGACATAACGTTTTTGGCATGTATCTACAAGATACTTAAACATCTAAAATAAGGAATACAGTTATGGAATTACCAAAGGCAATGCCTAAAAATACAGAACATCGCAGGATTCTCGGAGAGTTTTACGATTACCACAAGAATAAACAATGGTTTCATCGTGCAGAGTTTATCGAACTTCACCCGACACACATGAAGCCTACCATTCAGATATTTTGCACATATAATCCAGTCTTGGAAATGAAAGACATTTTGCAATTTTGTGATAAATACAATATTGCCCAAGAGGTTATTGCACAATCACATCAAGGATAATTCTTTATGGCGACGAAAAGCCGAACAATTAAAAAACCAAAAACTCACTTACTAAAAGACACTAGGTGTTATCTAATAGGCCACATGCAATATACAGATGGCCGCCCTTGGAGAGAAATCGTCAAGAAAAGATTAGGTAAGTGTGGCATAAAGTTTTTTGACCCATATTACAAACCATTCGTTCATGACATTCCAGAAGATGAAAATTCAAGGAATGAAATGAAACGTTGGATGGAGACAGGTCAATACGACTTGGTTCAATCTCGTATGTGGGATGTTCGCAGTTATGATTTGAGACTATGTGACATTTGTGATTTCTATATTGCTCACATAGTCCCATCCGTAGCTTCTTGGGGGTCTGCGGAAGAAATCACAACAATTATTCGTGAAAAGAAACCACTGTTCCTATCGGTAGAAGGTGGAAAGAAAGCTACACCACTTTGGTTAATGGGTGTCGTGCCTCACAAATACATCTACGATAACGTCGAAGATGTTATTAACATGGTAGAAAACATTGATGGTGGATACGTCAAGACCAACAGTGAACGGTGGAAGTTGTTAAAACCAGAACTAAGATAATGGAATTTATATTTTTAGGAGCAATCATAATTTGTTGTATAGGTCTTATACCCAAATCAAAGAAGCCATGTAAAAAGTTTGGTGAAGGATTATTGACAGACCGACCTGATTCAGGCAATCTAAACATTTGGAAATACTAATATGAATAAGGGAGAGCTGATTTATCTAGCATGTCCATATAGTCATAAAGACCCCGCTGTAATGGTGGAACGTTTTAAGGCAGTAAATAAACTTGCTGCCGCTTTCATGGGTGAAGGATTCTACATTTTCAGCCCAATATCCCATACACACCCCATTGCGATTGAGGGCGACCTGCCCCGTGGTTGGGAGTATTGGGAGGGGTATGACCGAACCATAATCAAAGCCTGTAAAGGTCTTTGGGTATTCAAACTACCCGGCTGGGAACAATCCACAGGTGTTCAAGCTGAAATCAAAATAGCAAATGAATTAGGTATCCCGGTTGAGTATATTGAATACGAAGACCTACGCCTAAATAGGTAAGGTTTCTACGTTTGCCATACTATTTATAGGGTATGGCGAAACAAACTGTAAAAGAAAATTCATTTGAAGGGGCTCCCGGCGGAGGCGCTGGAACATTAAACTATTCAACTGGTTATGGAACTCCTGCCGGTGGTAATTATTCACAAAATCCTGCCAGTTTTTCTGCTTCTGATAAGACGGTAACACATTTCATCCCAAACACTCCATCAGGCTCCGCCATTCCAATCATGCCTGACCGTCCAGATAGGGTTGGAAACAATCAAGGGATGATAGGAAACAAAGTTATCAACAAAGCTGGTGCGTCAGACAACGCACAGGCGGATAGACCTTTGAATCCTGACCAAGAATTTGACCCCAAGGTTGACCAATTATTTAAAGGAAAGAGACAGACTCCATCTCCCGATGAAGTTATGTCTGCTATTCAATACGAACTTGGTAATATGGTAAAGAAAGATAAGACCATAGCTAAACAACAAGTTCTAAAACATTTAAAATCAGACCCACATTACTACAGTAGGCTAGATATGTTAAACATAGATGATAAAAAAATGAAGGTTGATGAAGATAATTCTACCTTTTCTAAAACAAAAGCAGTTCTTGATGAAATGATTGCAAACAAACAAAAGAGTGTTGCTATTGCAGCTACTCCTGAAATAAATCAAATCTTCAAAGACTTAAGAGATAAACGATATCGTTCTTAACCCCATTTTAACTATGGGTAAATTTAAGTCATTATTACCGAAATATATCGTAGAGAGTTTAGTTCCTTACGATAAAAGTAAACTTGCTAAAGTATTAGATACGAGCGGTAATTACAAGATTCATGCTCGTGGTATTGATGACCCCGGCTCCACAAAAAATTATAGTAATTTGGAAGATATTGCTAGATTTCTTCAACCAAGAGATAATGGACCAGATTATAGAAGAAAGGGTGGCCTTCAAACTGATTACATGCAATATGCTTTTGAAGGATTTAGTTGGGAAGACCTATTAGACGGCGATCCAAGTGACTATAATACAAAATATAGGTCGTTCCTTATAAACCTACCAATAAAACTCAATTGGGTTCATGAAAAAATTAAAGAACCTACAGCGGCATATACTGATTGTTGGATGGGATATGAGGGTGGAGATTCAGGATATGACTATGCTTCAATAATTTATCTTGATAGACCGTATCAAGGTAGAGATAGATTGTATCATGTAATGCTTCATACAAATTGGAATCCTGTAGTTGAAAAGACCTTGGATGCAGCTAAAAAGGCGGCTATTCCTTTAATTTTAAGTTATAGAAAATACATGAAAGACACATATGGTGGACATTAATAAGAAAATGAAGCGGTTACAACTACAATTGAATATTTATATGCT